CGGGCCGTTGTCTCTGCGCCAATAGCCGTCTCAAGCTGGGCGTCGGCGTTCTCCCGGGCCGTTTTCTCTGCGTCAATAGCCGTCTCAAGCTGGGTGTCGGCGTTCTCCCGGGCCGTTGTCTCTGCGCCAATAGCCGTCTGTAGCTGGGTGTCGGCGTTCTCCCGGGCCGTTTTCTCTGCGCTCAAGCCCTCATTAAATGCAGTGATAAGGTAGTGCAGAACTTCATTTGTAGAGCTGCTAACGCAGTTAGAGCCGGGCACATAGGCATCACCGGCGATCATTGCTCTTGTGACACGTACCAGCGCCCCGTTTACCCAGACAAGATTGTTGACCTCTCTATTCGCTGTTGCGGTGGGGCTGTGTCCCTCATCGAGGGGAGTAATTGCTTTTTTGACATCGGCCCAAAGTTCATCGAAATTGCCAATTTTGGTCCAGAACTCGGTACGATCCAGAGAAACACCGGAAGGCACCGGCTGCACGGAAAGATAGGCGTTGCCGTTGCTGTCCACAACAACGGTGTTTGCCTCGTACTGGCTGGTGATGTCCCATTGGATCGGGTCTGCATACTTGATTGTGGCCAGGCTGACGAAATTCGTCAGTTTGGTGTTGAATTCGTTCAGCTCGTCCATAATCCAATCAAGATTGAGATCATGGAAATTGGTGTAGGGCGCTCTGTGGATAGGATTGATACTCATATAAATTACATCTCCTTAATATACCAGCAAACAAAAGTTGGCCCGGATGTCCGTAACGATTTTATGGACTGCATTTTCCATTGCAAGGGTTAACTCTTTGGCAATAAGGTCTTGAGGGTCTCGCCCTGCCCGGCCCTTCTCGGTCACGGTGTCTTTGTAGCCGTTGTGCAATTCGGAAGTGTTGTTATCGGTGGTGGTCTGATCGGTGGTGGTCGTATCCGTGCCGCTGCTGGTAATGGTGTTCCCGGTACCGAGGGCCGTTGTACTCTTTTCAGCGGTTTGCAATGTCCCGCTGTCAAACCCCGTGACGTCCCGGGTGGTGCTGTCGCTGCCGGTATTCTGGCCGGTGGTGGTCAGGTTAGGCGCTCGGGTAGTTGTTCCCTTCACGCCGTTTGTGCGGTTGATTGTGCCGCCGCTGGTTCCTGTGTGGTCGGTGGTTCTGTTTCTGTCATCGGATGCCAAAGCATCGTATTCAAGGCCCAGTGCCTCGGCGTATCGGATCCAGCTCGGAAGCATGGTTTCAGAATAGACGCCCAGCGCCCTGCGCATCGTGGGGCCATCCGCGTACAGCACTTCCAATTCCAGCGTATCAAACAGCAATTGATTGCAGACAGTTTCTTTAGATACACTGTCGGGGACTTTCAAGTCATCGAACAGTTTCGGGTATCTTGCCAACAGGCCGTTAAAGCTCAATGTTGCGTGCATCGTTGTTCACCTCCTGCGCTCCAGTATCGGGCGGAAAACGCCAATTGACCCATAAAGTAGATTTGTCAATTCCAAAGAGCTTATGCACCCTCTCGCACCCATGCTGCAAGCTGTCCAACCATAGCGACGCTTTGGCGGCTGTCTCAACGTTGTTAGAGTTGACTTCGTCGGTCAGCATCCGCTCTTTTTTGCTGGTGTTGGTGTTGGGAATGCCTACTTCAGTATCGAACAGGGCTTTAATGGTTTTAAGGGCTGTCAACAGTTCGTTGGTGATGAAATTTCCTTTAAGGTCTGTCGCAAAGTACATCCAGGGGGCTTGCCCGGATGCCCCATTTTTAGGCGCTTTAAGCAAAGAGGAATCCACAAAAACGGCGGGGTCACCCTGCATGATCTGGTCGAACATCTTTTTAAAAGATTCGGCACCGGCCTTGTTACCAGATGCAAACACATACGCCAACCGGCTGTTGATTAAATTGCTCTGGATGGTCTGGGCCGCAAGGGCCATCATATCCCCATAATAGGCCACAATATCCACCATACCGCGGTAATCGGGCTGCAAATTGATGATCTCGCACTGCTTCCCGATTTGCAAATAGGGGGACCCTTTGATAAAAGGGTTTGCAATGATGGAGTGCGTGGGATTATAAAAAATGTTAATGCCGGTTAATCCCATTCGGTCATATACCAGGCCATAGCGGTCAGTATTGAACACCGTAACACCACCGGACCCGAAAACAAGATATTGCAAGCGGTTACTGGGCCATGTGTCGGGGAGCGTCCAGCGGACCATAGACACAGCTTCAAGGAACAGATATTTGCGGAAATAGTAGGATAAGCTATTACCCTTGGTGTGCATCACGGAGGGAGTCACCGGCGACACATGAGCGTTGATTTGCTCATAGCTGTAGGGTGCGCTCATAACAGACGACCTCCTTTTGCCATTTTAAACAGTAACCATATAGGCAACTTGCCTGTAGGCCACGGACCCGGCCCGGGTCCTGGCCCGGGTCCTGGCCCGGGTCCTGGCCCGGGGTCAGGGCCTCCACCGGAGTCCCATTCTACTTCCCATGTGCCGACCTGATTCGGGATTTTGATAATGCTGGACGGGTCCCTCAGGTTTCCGGCGGCATCGGCGTACTCCCAATGCGTGTGAATGCCCGTTACGTATCCAGTCTGTCCCTGTGTGCCAATAAACTGCCCCTTTGTAATCGTGTCACCAACGTTCCAAATCTGCGAGGCAAAGTGTGCAGCGCGCCAGGTGGTGCCGTCGGCCATTCTGACTTTGATCATATTGCCCCACGACTGATCTCCCGAGGTACTGCCATTCCAGTGCTGCGCCACGACCACAACGCCCGCCTCGGGCGCGTAGGCTTTATGATTACCGTGCACCGTGTCAATGCCCCTGTGGGGGCTTCCGTCCGAGTACGCAGGATAACCGGCGGTGACTCTGATTGGCGACACGTCAGTAATACACTGTTTATAGACTGCCATTGTTTACGCCTCCTACTCTAAAAAGAACCCATTTTTCATATAGCTTTTGACGCTGTCAATCTCGGCGGCTGTTGCGGGCAACGCAATATCGGGGTCATCTACCATTATGAAACCCGGGATACTGAACAGCTGCACCTTCTGACACAGGGGGCGCCCATGGTGCTCGTTGTTGTCGTCCACCAGATCATAAAACGCGCCTGTCAAATATGGGGTGATGCCGTATTTTGCGACGCTGGCCCCTCCGCCTTTTGATTGACTCGAAACGGTCATTTGCTGGGCACCGGAGGCGATACCGTTTATAACATCGCCCCCACCAAAAAAGGATTCAATACCGCCTGCAACAGCGCCCAGCGCGGTTTGAATCAGCCCACCCAAACTTGCTAATTCATTTACATTGGTTGTGATCTGCGCCAGCTGCACAGGTACCGAGACGTTGCCGGACGTGGAAAAGAAAATTGTATTGAAATCTTTATTAAATGACAAGTCCAGTATTGCATCGCCGGTACGGTAATCAACAGTTAATCTACAATACAACGTGCTTTGCAACACAAACAGGTTAGCATTTAATTTGATTTCCCCAAAGGGCGGACAATACAGCGTATACTCGGAATAGGGTGCCCCGTCTGTATAAACGCCCCTTGTAATGTGTTGCGGATGATGGGGGGTTGAGATGCTGAACGTGAAAACGTTCTTATCGTTGTTGTTCTGGATAACGTAGGCATTCCCAATATTTTGCATTTTCCACCACCCCACGGGAATTTCATGGATGGGGGTACCGATTGCCGTATTGCCGCAGGGTATCCAAAACGCCTTTGAAATATACTGAATAGGATTGAACAGCGCTTTAGTTAAGTTACTGCTGATCTCGTCAGCGCTAATATTCAAATAATCAGTATTCTGCAAAAGAGCCGCCATAAGCTTTTGAAACGTGGTGCCACTCATTGCAAGATAAATTGCACCACCAAATGACACATATCCAGGGGCATTGACGGCCACAACAAAAAATCCTCGACTACCACTTTCCGGGTCATCCGTAAACGGCGTTGAATTTGCATAAATGGTTCTCGTGGTGATCGTTGCTTTGGTGGGGTACAAATTATCTGCAATTTTTGGGTCAAACTTTGCCGATGATCTAACCACATATTCGGTAGAGTAGCCGATCTCGTCGCGGTAGCTTGCCAGCGTGTCAACGGTCAGCGATGCATTCCAGAGCCCATCGGAATATGTCCAGTTCTTTACCCAGTAATACCGACTGAATGTGGGAAGGTAGCAATAATTGTACCCGGTGGGGTCGCTTTGTGTTGCAATCTTGATCTCGGGGTCAATGATGTTGCAAGGGGCTTTAAGGTCAATTCCGAACTCCTGCCCACCGCTGGGCCGCTTTGTGCTGTTTGTGCGCTTTGCAAACTGATAAAAGGTAGCTTGCATTTTGCACCTCCTATAAAATAACCGGCGGGCAGATGCCCGCCGGTGCCGGTCAGGACTTCGAGGGGTCCGCGTCCTTGTGCGTGGTGGTTTTCAGGGTGGAGGCTCTGGCTTCTACGTTCGTGCTGGGTGCAGTGACGTCTCCGGAGGTCATCAGGAACAAAACGGCGTTTTCGGTGAAGTCATCATACCACGACCAACCGTAATGATACCAGAAGTTCGTATACAGGCCGCGGGCGTTCATGGGGGTAGGGACCACACGGGACAGCTTCGGAGTGTACCCGATAGTATCCCAGTCCAGCAGGCATCCGAACACATTGGACAGCTGCACCGCGGCATTCTTGGATACTCCTCCTTCGGTGGTGGTGACAACAGGCGTTGCAGAAATGGTCTCGCGATCATCTATGTTCTGCCAGAACGTGACCTGTTCGGCATCGCGGTATTTCAGCATATTGTCGTGGAATACCTCGGGAATCACGCGGGCGTCGATCTGACTTTGCGCACCACTGTACAGGTAAAGGTGCTGACGATCATACGGAGTGTGTCGCATGATGTTGTACGTCGTGCCGCCGATCTCCCAGTTCTGATGCCAGTTGATGGAACGCTCTTTCATAAGGCGGGAAATGTCATTGATACGACCATATGCGTATTTTGCAAATCCCGGGAAGTTCGCTTCTTTGTACACGTCCTGCACGGTCAGGCTCGTGCCCTGCTGGGCGTTGTACTCGTCGAGCAGATAAACGACACTGTGAGGGCTGGTCACCGTCATGCCGGTCAGATGATTGGCCATCAGGTTATTGGCAAGGTTACGGCGGTCCGCCTCGATCTGGTTCGACAGATGCAGCACGAAAGAGGACCAGAACTGCGCCAGTTCCTCGGGGCCTTTGAAGGCCGCTTCCATCTGGGTATCAGCCTGCGTGTACACGCGGCTGTAGTTGGTCTGGCCATAGTAGTTAGTCTGAAGGACTTTAGGCTTGTGAACCTCGTACATATCCACGCTCTGGCCATCCTCCAGCGCCCACGCCTTATCGGTGACGGGGTCAGTGTCACAGAAATTGATCTTCCGCACATGGTTGGACCAGTCGTCGCCCGTCACCTGCAAGCGCTTTAGGGGTGCATCATAGGGGCGGACAGCAAAGATGGTGCGGCCCAACACCTGACTGATCGCTTTGGTGTAGTTGTCGGTACCGGTCTGCAACGTGGCCTGCGCAACAGATACGAAACTGGACGTGTCCACGATGGGCGACGTCGGTTCCTGGCCGGTGGCAAGCTTGTTAATCTCTGTCAGAATTGCGGCAATGTCCGCAAAATCCATACCTGCCTGCATATTATTTCACTTCCTTTCCATAAGTCGGGTCGATGATTCGGGCCGTCACCGTTGCGGCATCTGCCGCCGGCTGCTGCTGGATGCCAAGGCCCAGCGCGTTTGCCTGCAACGTCTGGGTCATAGTCTGCATTGCTTGCGCACTGGTCTGCTGACCCTGCAAAATCTCCCGCAACAGGGTTTCGAGGCCGTCGTACTGCGGCGCGGGCTGCGGCGCGGGCTGCGGCACGGGCTTCTCCATAGCTTCGATCTCTGCTTTGGTGTATCCGGCCATTGCGAGGGCCGCTTTTTCACTGATTTTCAACTTTAGTCGCCTCCAATACAACGTATGTGTCATGCGCCAGGCATTTAACGACCTGGTCTTTGTCTCCTTTTGTGACAGGTCCCACGGCACAACACTGCCATGTCTGGGCCGCATCGAACCAGTCGCTATAAAACGGAATGTTCAAACGAGTGCACAGGTCAGCCAGCAGAAACGCACGCTCGTTTGTTATCGACTGGGCGAGAATGATATAACAACCCATGGTTAATCCCCCTTGAGTTTTGCAAAAATTTTAGTAAGAGGCCCCACCAATTCAGGGTTGATCGTTCCGATATTCTCGATAATGCTGCCAATTTCCATCAAGACAAAATAGGCGCAACCGATGGCCGAGAAAGACACATCGACGTTGACGCCGACAATGGGCAAGTAAAAATCAGCGGCAGCAAGCAACCCCACGGCCAGAACTTCACCAAGTTTGTGGTAAAACCCCTGGCGCATTATGCTGGAATCGAAACCCGTGGTAGAAATGGCTTTCACCATACCACTGACAACATCCATGCCGATAAACACCAGAACGGCCAGAACTGCATAAACGTTCATATAACATCACCTCCCCATATAGATACAAGTAAATCCCAGGTTCTTGCGCTGGCTGACGCTTGCCCGCCCCTTCTGGGGGCTGCCTGTGGGCACCTGGGATTAACTTTAATATATACTACCCGTATAAAAAAGTCAAGTGCCGCAATACTCGCGAAAGAAAATTTCATCCGAGTAGCGCTCAAACTCAATTTGCCTCTGCAAATACGCGGGCCAGATATACCCATACGCGGCCCTGAATCGTTTTCGCTCATAGTCACCGGTGCCATATGTGGGCATCTCGCCAGACCGATGCCGACACACATAGTAGAGGGGTTTACTCTTGTGCTCATAAATGCAGCACCGCCCAATTTGAACAAGCGGGTAGTATTCCCGGAGGGGCCGGGATACCACAAGACTTTTCTCCTCGGCGCTGTACTGGTTTTCAATAGCGGACCTATAAAAGTCCGTTCCGGTCATAGACCTATAGAGGGCCGTATTGGCTTTCTCTTTGGCGATAGGGCTGTCCACAAGATCAATCAAAAGAATGCCTTTATCGGCCAACAGCTTAACGCGCTCTTTCTTGCCGATCATCTTTTCAACTGTATCTGTAATTTCCCACTGCATATAATAGGGGTTTGCCATGCCAACAGCGTTTGACATACACAACAGCGTCAGGGGCTTTTGCCCTTGCAATTCGCGGTTACGGTTGACCGTCTCATAAATGTTGGCAAGGCCTACACCCTCGCCCCGCCGGTAATAGTCGGACTCTTCTTTCTGGTATTCGTCCAAGATAATTATATTGGTATGGGGGCTTGAAAAACCACGGGTTCGAGCGAGAGTCACTACACTACCCACTACGCCCGACATCTGGGCCGGTTTAATGGGGCTTCCTGTATCGGTATAGGCCCCTGCATTGCCCACTTCATAGAGACCAGCAATTTTAGGCAATTTAAACGGAGCATAATGCGTTTGCAAATCATCGTTCAAAGGTGACCATGGCCACATACTGGGCGACGCGCAAATAAGTTCCGCCTGCTGCGGTGTTCGGCGCAAATACAGAAATTCGTCGCCGGTCTGGTAGACGTGCTTCAATGCTCCATAAGTCTTGCCGGTACCACGCCCGCCCCAGATGAAAATAATGGGGGCCCCTGTGGACAAAATGCCATCTTTTTCGGAAAAATTCGGCCATCCTTCGTCGGTGTATAGTTTAATCATCAGACAACCTCCATAATCTTGTACCCTAATATTTTTGCGTATTCGTCGGTAATTCCCAACGTATAGGTATTATCACAAATACACAGGTTTCTTGTTATGTGTACCGTATGCCCGTCAACCACAAAATCGGGCACATTGGGCCGGTCATTATAAATAACCTGATTTCCGGCGGCAAGACAAAACGTAAAGCCTGGCTTGAATACCTCAAAACCACCCCACAGGGCCAGCTCCAAACCGCCTTTCCGTTTGCTAACTCCCGCTATGGTAGTAGTGATCGGCCCGCCCTTTTTGTAGGTAGTCGCGTATTTTTTTGCGCCCCACGTCATAAACTCCGTATAGCTACGCTCTTGCTCATACACGCCCATGTAATGAGTATTGCCTTTTGGGTCCGTAGCACACGCACCATTATCTTTCGCAAGCTGTTTCACAGATTTGTTAAACTCCGCTAAATCAATATTACCCATGTACTTGACGCTGTCGGTGTCGCAGTACACCCCATTCTTGCCGGCAGCCCATTGCGCTATTTTTAGGCGCTTGCGGGTGTGGGCGGTTGTCCATACGCCCCATTGATACGGTAAGAACAAGTGGGGGCGGTGGTCGTTATAACTGCCCTCCGGGTCGTCGGTGCATTCGCTCCAAAGATTGTCGGGGTCATCCTCGTCAAAAAGTGTATCCAGCTGCAAGGGGTCTTGTGCGGTCATGCCGTAGTAGCTATTGAGATCACCCTTGGACTTGATATAATACAAATCTTGACCGGGAACACCTTTAAGGGATGTTTTGCCGGTGTAGCTCTCTTTTACGCAATCCGTCAAGGGCTTTGGCAGTTTGCCATAATCGGACGTATATAGGTCCAGAACGTTAAGGGCGTCCCAGTCATATTCTTTGGCAATGATTCTAAAATCTATATCGGTTATGGTAATCTCCAACTGTTCAGCAGACAACAGACGGCCATTGTCGTTAATGTATCCTTCACAGTGCCGAACCTTCGCAAGGGGGATATACGGAAACCCCCACCATTTAAAGCGCTGGCGTAACCCTTTTACTTGCAAGCGCATCAAGCAAGCCTTGCCGTGCCTCATACATTGCATTAACCGCGCTACGGTGGCCGGTTCCTGCCTAAATGGAGTCATAGGAAAATAGCATTCACATTGTACGGCAGGGTATGCACTCGACATATCCACGGAACCGACATTTTCCAAATGTAACCCCACATAATAGCGGTTAGCGTGCGTGTCACCACCTCGGAACGCCTCCCGCAACATCTGGTAAAGGCCCCATGACGGCAAAAGGCGCTTGACCCGTTTAATGCCCCATTTATACATTGCTTCTCGGGCCATTCGTCTGACATAACCGGTGCGCGTTAGTGGTAGAGTATACAGGTCGTCGCCATCTCGGTTCATCTCGATTAACAGGCACTCCACAATACACCTGACATCATTGATACAGTACGCTAATTCTGTAGACGTTAAAGGCGTCCATGGGTACCGAACTTTGGAATAATCAAGTGCCCCGGTCAATTTGGCATGTGGGGCACCTAGCTGTTTGCCCCAGGCATCAAGGGACAAATTGCTGTGCCGCATACTGCATCGGTACTCAATAGCGCGATTGTCGCATTTTAAGACCCTGCGTGGCTTGCTGGCAAACACATCACCCGGGCCAAAATCCAGAACACCCGACAAATATTGAAATTCATGTGCAAGATTGTGAACGTACATACACAGAAACCAGTCGCCTTGCGGGCCGCTATTGACTTGCAAGTAATCGCTGATTATGCTTGTAAAGTGCGACCATTCGTCCCACGTCCTACCAATAATGGTTATATCCAAGCCGAGTTGACACTGCCAGATATACATAATGGTGTGGGGATTTCCGTCCGCATCAACACATACTCGGGAAGTCTCAATATCAAACGCGCACGGCATATTCACATATAAGCGCTTCTTGTTTGTTTTGCGTTTCTTGCCTTTTGTGTGTTTGCGGTCTAAATGCTCCATAAGCCACGGGACAGGGTTATAATTACAAGCCTCCGCCAAAACCTCCGCGCAGGTCGGCGGAACTGCTGCCTTCGCTATAGTCCCATTCTTTGCCATAGTTGACCTCGCCTTGCTGCCACTTTGCAAAATCGTCGATACTGACATTGTAGCCGCCTTTCTCGCGCCAGTACATAACCGGCTGGTCGGACGGATAGTAATATACACCCGATGCTTTCACGATCTCCCACCACTCCGACAGAGCAGTATATTGATCCTCGGGCACGTCGGCTACATCAATACCACCGACTTTCATTTTTTGCTTGAATTCCTCACGGGCTCCGCCTACTGTGGAACCTTTAGAACGCACAAAACGCGCTACATCCGCAAGCGCCTGTTCCAATGCTTTGCGGTCTCCTTGCATTGCCTTCAGGGTGGGGAAACCTCCGGCAAATTCTTTATAAACGTCGCTTGTGCCGCTGATGGGGTCCGCGGATAGGCGCTTAATACGCTTCTGCGCAATGTCGCGAAGTCGAGTGTATTCTTTGCGCATCTGATTATCTGGCCAAGACTCCAAGGCATAGGGGGTATACAGCTCGGCACTGTATTTAAGGGCTGCCCTTGCTTTAGCTGCGCCTGCTGCCATGTTTCTTGCGCTCCTTTCTATCTAAAATCATATAATACCAGTCCAGAGGGTCCGCTTCAATGCCCAATCCGTTGAAAATGATTTTGGCCCATTCAGAGCGGAAAAACTTGACATCATTGGTTGTGACTCCACTATATACAATGGCCGTTGCGAGGTAGATCAAAGAATCGTCGCAGTTAAGCAAGGATACTCTGTTATCTTTACTTTTCATGGGGGCCTCCTAAAATAAATATGGCCGCCGCATGTGCGGCGGCCATCTGGTAGATCAAACCAGATTCAAAGACAAAACCTGGCCGTTTTTGGTGCTAATCAGCACAGGTTTGATCTTCACCGGCTCCGTCCAGGTGTCAGGGGCACCCAGCAACGTAAACATACGCTTCAAAGACTGGTACACGCCGACGGAAACGCATGCATACGACTGACCATCTTCGGTAATGAGGACGATACGGGGAGCAATGGCCTTTTCCTCGGGGGCATCGTCCTTACTGACCTCCACGCACTCCACAGACACATGGACCAGCGACAGAACCTCATTAACGTGCTCCTTCAGCTTGTTGGCGGGGTTGCTCGTCGCATTGTAGAATGCAACTGCGGCAGAGCGGTCAGAGAGGTTCATATCGGTGTACCCGACACCGGTGATCATCACATCGGATACCATCATAGCACCATTGTTTTCGGACTTCATCATTGATTCAGACATAATATATAACTCCTTTCATTATGTGCCCTGTCATTATCAATACCGGGTGGGCGGTCCCGATAGACGGCCCGGAGGCCGTTTCGACTTATTTATTGTTATAAAAGGAATACATGGCCCTCACTCCATCACGCACACGGGCCGCACCCTGATACATAAGATCGGCTGAAACGCAAGTCCCCTTAAAGCCCTCAAGGGTGCGTACTTGCTCGTTGCAATGGATGAGTGCTTGCCTGTAACCGGCCAACCAGGCCCGATCTTCTGCGGCTCGGATAGCGTCCTTTGGGTCCTCATACTCGCACCACGTCAATTTGCCGTCCGGGTGAATTTCGATAATGAATTTACGCATTTCCATTTGTAGAGTCTCCTTCCCATAAAATGCTCAGAGTCTTTGCAAGACTGACAATCACCTTGATACTGTCGATGATGTCGTCCTCGGTCAGTTGTTGCAAGTTCTCTCCATCAAGAGTAATGTTATCATCGGTTAAAGTAATTTTAATCACGACTTCTTTCTTTTTCATTGGAGCACCCCTTTCTTTCATTGTCTATATTATACCATACACTAAATTGTATATGTTGCTATTTACATTGTAAAAATTGCTGTACTCCCCTACCCTACCGAGCGCAGAGGGAGGGATTTCTTAATAGATATGTTAGCATTGCCTAACTACTATATTTTGTGTCTATTGACATTTTGCACAAAAATTTAGCCGTTGGGGAAGAAAATTTTGTGCATTTTGCTATTACGTGTCCC